TAAAGGGTGTTACTAGGCACTGTCAGGTGGCTCCTAACGGCTCTAAGATGTTCATCCAATACACCATACCAGAGCACACGATTGATCTAGGTAACGGTGACGAGACAAAGTTTCAGATATTGTTTTATAACTCATACGATGGGACATGGTGCTTCACTGTTAGAGCTGGTGCAATTCGTATGGCCTGTCTCAATGGTCAGGTACATGCTAACGACCTGAGTATGTTTAAGTCTAAGCACACACCATCCATCAACCCAGATCATGCTCGACGCAAGATGGTTGAGGCTATCAAGACCTTCGAGGCAGAGGGTGAGCGGTGGTCACGTTGGAAGGAACAGTCTGTTACAAACCGTCACGCCTTTGAATGCTTTGCGGATGCAGCAGGTTGTAAGTTTGTTTTATCTAGTGAAACGATGAGCATCTACGAGCTGTTAGAACACAAGAGCGTGTACACTAACCGCAGCTTGATGTACATGTGGAACCAGTACACTACCCATGAGCAGAAGTATCTCGGCTCTAACGAATGGGCTATCTATAACGCACTCACTCATTGGTCTACCCATGCACCGGCTGGACGTAAGACTAATGTTAATTCAGAACTAGCAACAACAGTACGTAGGCAGGACTCGGTACGTGGTGCTGTTGTACGGAGGTTAGCAGCATGAATGACTACGAGAAAATAGACTGGATTAGCTTTGCGATTCAAGAGGCTATGAATGGTAATCTAGGAGAATTGAGCAGAGCCTTGGAGCTTGTAGAAATGTTGAGAGAAAACCATGAGCATTTAAAATTTGAAGATAATTTTATAGGAGCAGAGTAATGAAAATTGATACAGCAAAGATTGACCTAGACGCAGACTTTATTCTTCAGGCTTACACAAGAGAGTATAAGAATATAAATAACGTGTATAAACAGACAGGCAAGAAGGATATAATTGCCTGTATTACTACATTCAAACATTATGAAGAGCCAGCAGAACAACTTCAAGGTATATTAGATTTGAGGGAGGCGCTGATTAGGGCATACGAGTTCTACCCTGATGGTGAGGTAGTTGTGGAGTTAATTATAAAGGATGAGATGGTGAACTCATGAAATTTGATATAGACTGGGACACAGTAGAAGGAATAGGAACAGAGTACGTTAAGCATTCTTACGTTATGCTGCTGGAAATAATTCAGGGCCATGATCCTGACAATGAAAAGCACCAAGCAGAGCTTATGAAAGATGAGTGGAGGGTTGAATGCTTTGAAACTGTTTTAAAATACATACTACCTGAAGGAGAATCACATGAGTTTATTGCGGGACAAAGGCAGAAACATCTTAACCAGATTGACCTCTTTAATTAAAGGGGTTTGGGAAGACATGACAGCAGGTGAGTTAAGTGAGAAGGAAATAACTTATATTAAAACATCTGCTGTTGTGTTATTATTATTTCTTTATGTATGGGTGACAGTATGAAAGTAGAGTTGATTGATTTGATGGGTGGGGACTTGACTGTTGTAAACAGTGCCAGAGTTTCCTTTGATAAGATAGCATCTAAAGTTAAGGAGTCAGACCAGAAGTTGATCAGGTTCCTAGCAGCACATGACCACTGGACTCCATTCGGACACGTTCAGGCACAGTTTAGAATCAAGGCTCCGGTATTTGTTGCGAGGCAGTTGGTTAAGCATCAGGTGGGCATGGTCTGGAACGAAGTGAGCCGTCGATACGTAGATACTGCGCCAGAGTTTCATGCTCCAGAGGGTTGGAGAAAACGTGCGCCAGATAAGAAACAAGGTTCACTTAATGAAACACTTGACAACGACTCTCTAGTGTACAATGCCTACTGGGACTTGATGACTAGATCAGAAGAGCTGTATGATTTCATGTTGGAAAAAGGTGTAGCCCCTGAACAAGCCCGTATGATTCTACCGCAGTCCATGATGACTGAGTGGATTTGGACAGGCTCACTGGTTGCATTTGCTAGGGTTGTTAAGTTAAGATCCAGCGACGATGCACAGTATGAGTGTCAACAGATAGCAAACAGGATTAAAAAAGAGTTAGACAACACCCCACAAGTTGAGTATTCTTGGAGAGAATTATGTCAATAGGCAATAGGATTTTTGTACACGACACTGTTAAGATCAATATCAAGAGATCACTAGCGGGTGAAACTCAGTCTAAAAATACTTGGGACATTACGATAACAGATGATAGAGGTGAAAACGTTACTATCTATTGTTGGGGTGATGATGCTATACTTACGGGAGATCTTACAGGAGAGGGTGTATGACAGCAGACGAGGAGGGTTGGATTGAAGGTATGGCAGACTTCTATTCATCAGTAGATGACGCATGGGCATACGCTTTTGTTATGAGCTTAGGCACACGTACCCCCAGTGACGAGATGAAACAAAAGTTTATTGAGTTCGTTTCATCCACACTCATGGGTATAGACGGCGACCTTTCTTGTAGCACTGATGACATCATCAACATGATCCCTGACTTCATTGAATACTTAGGAGACTGGTAATGGGTGGCACAATAAGAGTATCCAAGAAAGACTTTTTTGATTTTAAATTAAAACACGAATGGCTCTTGTACTCTGATAAAATATTGACTAAGCTACACACTATTGAAGAAGACGGTACGTATGTGATAAGCTTTGGTGATGGCATTTCCGAAGATGCTTATGAGCTGTACAATAAATTCATAACTGAAAAAGGAGAGTGACTAAGTTGAACCGTGGCAAACTAGATAACCAAACTACTAATAAGGAAACGACCTATGAAAACTATTGATGGAATCCCCCAGATCATTGAAGGTGTATCTTACTACGCACACCTTGGAAAACCTGTGGCTGACTATGCTGAGAAGCAACAAGCTGGATCAGGTAAGTTCGGATGGGAAATCAATCTTGCTGTAAGCGATGAAGTCTTTGAAAAGTTTCAACGCGCTGGCTTTAATGTAGGGTTACGCCCTGCTGGAAAGAATAACTACACGGAAGATAATGTTATTACTTTCTACAAGTATCATCTGAACTACAACGGTACAGAAAACTCTGCGCCTATTGTAGTAGACGTTGAGAAGAACCGATTTGAAGATATGATTGGCAACGGTTCTAGGGTTGCGGTACAGTGGTCGGCTATGCCTTATGCTAAAGGAAAGTATAAGCGGCCTATCGTAAACGCTGTTCAAGTTCTGTCCTTAGTTGAGACAGGCGGTGCAGCAACACCATTCACAGAAGAAGAGGTAGCATTTTAATATGACTCAATTCACATACAAAACAGAAGATGGTTTGTACGATGCAGAGAAGTTGAACTATGATGCTAAAGTAGCATTCAACTATCTTGCAGAAGTACAGGCTGAGATTCAGAGCTTGACTAAAAGGATCGACGTTCTTAATGCAGCCGCTAAGACTTACAATCAGATGGTGCAAGATAACTTAGACCCTGAAGCCTTAGTAACTGAAGAGGAAAGTACAACAACCGAGGACTAAAGGATGACGATTGTTCAATCACACCTACCATGTCCTGAATGCGGAAGCAGTGACGCACTCTCTATCAATGATGATGGGAGTGCTTACTGTTTTTCTTGCACAGGATACACCAAACAGCACAACAATCCGCAAGGAAGACCAACAATGGAAGTAGTGAACAACAACGAGCCTATTTATTTTGCAGATGAAGGACAATATGCTGCCCTTAAAGATAGAGACATATCATTAGAGACAGCTAAGAAGTTCGGAGTTAAAGTAACCTTTGATCAACAAGGAGAAATATACAAACACATCTATCCCTACTACGCAGACAACGAAGTCATAGCACGTAAGACTAGGTTCGCCCAGAACAAGAGCTTTGCGTGGGCAGGTGTAGGAAATAAGGCAGGGCTATTCGGTCAGAACTTATTTAAAGACGGAGGTAAGTACATAACGATCACTGAGGGTGAGTGCGATGCGATGGCAGCGTATGAACTACTAGGATCTAAGTGGCCCGTAGTTAGTATTAAGTCAGCGTCTACTGCTGAACGAGATGTTAAAGACAACCTTGAGTACCTTGAAAGCTTTGAGAATGTGGTCATTGCTTTTGATAGTGACAAGGCAGGGAAGGAGGCAGCACGTAGAGTTGCTCGCTTATTGAAGCCTAGCAAGGCTAAGATACTTACCATGCCAGAGGGATATAAAGACCCCAACGACATGCTACGAGCTAACCTGCACACAGGCTTTGTTAGATGCTTCTGGGATGCTAAGACCTACACGCCTTCAGGTGTGATGAATGTCTCAGAGAACCGTGACAAGTATAAGAACAGAGAGAAGAGAGAGTCAGTACCTTACCCTTGGCAAGGATTGAACGAGAAGCTAGAGGGTCTGAGGCAGGGTGAGCTTATCACTTTGACCGGCGGTACAGGCTTAGGTAAGTCTAGTGTAACCCGCGAGCTAGAGCACTGGCTCATCAAGCAGACTTCAGATAACGTAGGAGTGATTGCGTTAGAGGAAGACTGGAGAAGAACCATTGATGGTATCTTATCTATAGAAGCTAACGCAAAGTTACACATCGATAGAATACGAGAGCAGTTTACTAACGAAGAGTTAGATCAGTTCTTTGATGTGCTATACGATGGCGAGAACAGAAACAGGGTATGGGTACATGCTCATCACGGTGCTAACGACATTGATTCTATATTCAGCAAGCTACGCTTTATGATTGTAGGTTGTGAATGTAAGTGGGTAATCGTTGACCACCTTCACATGCTTGTATCAACCAGCATTGAGGGAGATGAGCGCCGTTCTATTGATGCTATCATGCACAGACTGAGGACGTTAGTAGAGGAGACAGGAGCTGGTATCATTCTTGTATCACATCTACGTAGGATTGATGGCAACAAGGGACATGAGAACGGTATTGAGACTGGCCTCAGCCACCTCAGAGGATCTCAGAGTATCGCTCAGTTGTCTGACTGTGTACTAAGTCTTGAACGCAACCAGCAATCAACAGATAATGTTGAAGCCTCTACCACACGGGTCAGGATTCTAAAGTCTAGATACACTGGTGACGTTGGACTGGCTACTCACTTGCTATATGATAATGAGACTGGTAGGCTGGCAGAGATCGAGACAGATGACATCACTAATAACAGTGAAGAAGAAGTCGTATTAGGATTTGAATAATGAGCAGACTTGTATTTGATATTGAGACGGACGGTCTTGATGCTACTAAGATATGGTGCATCGTGGCTCAAGATGTAGAATCTAAAACGATATACAGTTACGGCCCTAATCAGTTGGATGAGGGATATGCCTTGCTTAACTCTGCTGACTCTCTTGTAGGTCACAATGTAATAGGCTTTGATATACCTGTTGTACGCAGGTTAATGAACCAGCCTAACTTTGCTGCCGACAAGCAGATAATAGACACTCTTGTTTTATCTAGACTATTCAACCCAGTTAAAGAAGGGGGTCACAGCCTCAATCAATGGGGACATACTCTAGGGTTTAAGAAGGGTGACTTCAAAGAGTTTGAGGCTTACTCAGCAGAGATGCTAGACTATTGTATACGAGACGTAGAACTAAATACTCAAGTGTACTACGCCCTCAAAGAATTGAGCAGAGGTTTCTCTCCTGTATCAGTCAACCTTGAACATAAGGTAGCTGATATAATGAAGCAGCAAGAAGCTCATGGCTTTTACTTTGATGGCATGAAAGCAGAGCTTCTGTTAGCTGAGATACGTGAGCGTATGCAAGTAGTAGAAGCAGAGACTAAGGAAGTGTTTCTTCCTAAGATAATAAAACAAAAGTTATATCCTCGCTATACTATGGCTGGTGCTATCTCTAAAATTGCAGATAAAGAAGAAGCCTACAACCTCAGACACTTTGATGATGAAGCAGCGGATGCTATCTCAGGTGTCCGGTTAACAGAAGAAGAGCATGAACTGTTCGCTGAGAAGAACCATGAAGTCCCATTGCATATTACTAGGACAACATGTATCGAGCTTAACATTGGATCTCGTAAGCAGATTGGAGAGTACCTTCAAGACTTTGGGTGGAAGCCTACTGAGTTAACTGTTCACGGCAGACCAGTTGTTAACGAGAAAACTCTCAGTAAGATACAGGGCATACCTCAAGCAGAGCTAATCAAAGAGTTCTTTCTGCTTCAGAAGAGAGAAGGTCAGATTAAGTCTTGGCTAGAGAAGGTAGAGGACGATAGCAGGGTACATGCTTTTGTAATACCTAACGGTACTATCACAGGTCGCATGTCTCACAAGTCTCCTAACATGGCACAGGTTCCTAACTTAGGTTCTAAGTACGGAGCAGAGTGCCGGTCTTGTTGGACTGTGCCCAAGGGATACAAGCTGGTAGGCATTGATGCTTCTGGTCTAGAGCTACGAATGCTTGCTCATTATATGGATGACAAGGAGTACACAAATGAAATCCTTAACGGAGACATACACACCGCTAATCAAAAACTTGCAGGACTTGAATCAAGAAATCAGGCTAAGACTTTCATATACGCATTGCTCTACGGAGCAGGAGATGAAAAGCTCGGAAGCGTGGCTGGAGGAGGTAAGAGGACTGGTGAAAAACTTAGAAAATCATTCTTCGATAATCTACCATCATTCGCAACTCTTAGAAATAAAGTTGCAAGAACAGCGACAGAAAGAAGCTACCTCAAAGGTCTAGATGGCAGGAAGATTCCTATCCGCAGCGAGCACTCAGCACTTAATACTTTGTTACAAGGCGCTGGTGCTATCATCATGAAGCAAGCAGTTGTTATATTAAACGACAAGATCAAAGACTTAGATGCACACTTTGTAGCTAACGTACATGATGAATGGCAGATAGAAGTAAGAGAAGACTTAGCTGATACAGTAGGTAAGCTTGGTGTTGAGGCAATCATTGAAGCCGGTAAGGTTCTTAAACTTAAATGTCCTCTTGATGGGGAATACAAAGTAGGAGATAACTGGAGTGAAACTCATTAATATGAAACAACAAAACTTATTTGAAAACATAGAACCTCACAAGCTGCACAGGAAAAATGATCCTCAGACAAGTAGAGAGGCTGCTTATTCAGTTTCACATTCACTGGGAAAAACAAGATCTTTTGTTTTAGGCTTAATTGAAGAAGCAGGTAATAAGGGAATTACGGTTAAGGAAATGAGCAAAAAGTCTCCTGATGTATGTTATACTGCTCTATCTCCACGACCCGCTGAGTTAGAAAGATTAAATGTTATTTTTTATAAAGGAGATAAACGAGACGGGTCAAGAGTTATTAGGCACATAAAGTATAAGGAGAACATCTCTAATGAAACCAACTAAAATAACAAACGATAAACCTAAGCACGACTCAAGCAGGATCGGAGATCTAGCAGAGCACTACGCCGTTACTTGGCTGTGGGATAATGGATACCACGTATTCAAGAACTGCGGATGCACCGGCCCTATAGACATTGTTGCCTTAGACCCACAAGGAAAAGTAACACTGATAGATGTTAAGTCTTATAAAGATGGTAGGCTGGCAGGAAAGACACCGCTTCAAAAGAAACTTAACGTACAGTACCTCCACTATAACTCCCTCACACGCAAGTGTAGGTTCGTAAGGCACCGCAAATGAAAAACTTAGACACATTAATATCTGACATATACACTGTACTTGACGGCCTCAACAGTGACAAAGGGGTGGACATACCTGAAGAACTAATGGAAGAGTTTCTTGTTAACGCAAGAGAAGCTCTTGAAGGCTGGTCAACCCCTCACCTACAGTCTAAGACAGTACGTATGTCTAATGTAGGAAGGCCGCTGCGCCGCGTGTGGTACGACATGCAGGACACACCCCTTACAAAGGAGCGTATGCAGCCGTCAACCTTTATTAAGTTCCTGTATGGTCATCTCCTTGAGTCTGTTGCTATCCTCCTCATCAAGCTGTCAGGGCATACCGTTACTGACATGCAGAAAGAAGTAGAGGTTGATGGTATTAAAGGTCACATGGACTGTAAGATTGATGGAGAGGTAGTTGATATTAAGACAGCCTCTAACTTCTCTTTTAAAAAGTTTTCCTCTGGTGCGTTGGTTGACGATGATCCCTTCGGTTACATGGCACAGCTTGCTGGGTACGAGGAAGCAGAAGGTACAGAGGATGGCGGCTTCTTCGCTATCAACAAGGAGACAGGAGAGATCTGCTTGTTCAGACCGGGACAGCTATCCAAGCCTAACATTAGAACAAAGATAAGCAATATCAAAGATAGCTTAGAGGTAGATGAACCACCTTCTATTTGTTATCCTCCTATTGCAGAGGGTAAGAAAGGTAATCTACGGCTCGCTTCTGGCTGCGTCTACTGTCCTCACAAAGCTAAGTGCTGGAAGGACTCTAACAATGGAAGCGGTCTTAGGGCTTTTAAATATTCTAACGGCGTTAAATATTTTACCAGAGTAATATCACAACCTAACGTTCTGGAGATTGCGTTACGATGAACAGAAGATTATCCAAAAGAGTTAGCAAGAAAGCTTTAGACATATCAGTAGAGTGGCTCAAGAGCTTGTTGTCAGACGCAGAAGCTGCTAAGGTTAATGCCAAGAATATACCTAAAGACAATCCATATACTTTTAAAAATGGTACAGCTTTTTCAATGCCATACTCATACAGAGGTGCTAAGGCTATTATCAAAAGGCTACTAAAAACAATGCCGTTAGATTCAATCACCACTCAAGACATTGAAGAAGTAGTTAGAAGGACTCAGCGATCTTGATCACAACGCTTCCAGATATAGACACAGAACCAGAGATAACAATTGTAGAGCTTGCTCGCTTTTTCTTAGGAAGCAACGGCAGCATTGGTGAGGTTCCTACAGAAGTTATACAGCAGCTATTAGTTCTGTTAGAACTGGAAGTTATAAAAAGAGAAGGGGTTATACATTGAAAAGAAAGCCTAGAGCAAAGCGACCTATAGAGAAAGACAAGCCTAGTGGCTATGATTCTAAGTGGGAAAAGACTTTACATGATACGCTCCTACAAGATTGGGTACACCATGATGGTAAGGTTCCTTATGTAATAGAACATAACTATCATCCCGACTTTACAAAGCGTATCGGTAGGAAGAAGATTATCATTGAGGCTAAGGGTAGGTTCTGGGATTACGCAGAGTTCACCAAGTATATCTGGATTCAAAAAGCTTTACCTAGTACAACTGAATTGGTATTCTTGTTTGCTAACGCCTCCTCTCCTATGCCTCAAGCTAAGAGAAGGAAGGATGGTACTAAGCGTACCCACGGTGAGTGGGCCTCTGACAACGGCTTCAGGTGGTTTACTGTTGACACGCTGCCTGACGAATGGAGAAGTGAAGAATGAAACAGAATACTAAAAAGAAACTTAATGACGTTACTCCCGAAGAGTGGGATAATGTGTCTAGACCAGCTCACTACAACAGTGGAGACATTGAGTGCATCGACGGAATAGAAGCCATGCTAACAAGAGACGAGTTTATAGGTTACTTACGAGGAAACAGCATGAAGTACCGCTGGAGGTTCCCGTACAAAAACGGGACGGAGGATCTAAAAAAAGCAGAGTGGTACGAGAAGAGACTACTAAGGATTCTGGAGAGTAATGGATAAGAACTATGTAGACAGGAAGACTGAGCGTAGGGATAAGTACGATAAGAAACGCAAAGGAAAAGTCACTAAAGATCATAAAAACTTTAAGAGTATTAAGCTCGCAGAAATAAAAAAACTTGAAGACACAGAGGATTTAAAGAATGGATCAATACCAACAATACATACACAAGAGTAGATACGCACGGTACATGGATGAAGAGCAGCGTCGAGAAGAGTGGGGAGAAACAATTAATCGTTACCTTGCTTTCTTTGTAGAGCGCAACCAGCTAGGAGCTTCTGAAGCTGAAGATCTTTTTAATTCTATTGAAGCTCAAGAAGTAATGCCCTCTATGCGTTGTCTTATGACAGCAGGGCCAGCCTTACACCGTGACAATGTTGCAGGGTTTAACTGCTCTTACCTACCCATCGACAGCCCTCGCTCTTTTGACGAGCTTATGTACATTTTGTTATGTGGTACAGGCGTAGGGTTCAGCGTAGAGCGGGACTATGTAAGCAAGTTACCAGAGGTAGCAGACAGCTTCCACGAAACTGAGTCTACGGTTGTTGTGTCTGACAGTAAGGTAGGCTGGGCAAGTGCCTTCAGAGAGCTTATCAGCCTCCTGTACGCTGGTAAGATCCCTAAGTGTGACTTGACTAGGGTACGTCCTGCTGGAGCTAGACTGAAGACCTTTGGCGGCAGAGCCAGCGGCCCACAGCCTTTAGCAGACCTATTTAATTTTACTGTTGATCTGTTTAAAGCTGCTACAGGCCGCAAGCTAACGTCACTAGAGTGTCATGACTTAGTGTGTAAGATTGCTGACATCGTTGTTGTAGGTGGTGTAAGACGCTCTGCTTTGATCTCACTGAGTAATGTAACTGATAACCGCATGGCTAACGCTAAGAACGGTGAGTGGTACTTGGGTAACGGTCAACGTGCATTGGCTAACAACAGTGCTGTGTACTCTGAGAAGCCTGACTTTGATACTTACTCCTCTGAGATGAAGCGCCTGTATGATTCTAAGTCTGGTGAACGTGGTATCTTCAGCCGTATTGCAGCTCAGAAAGTAGCAGCACGTAACGAACGAAGAGACGCTACATACAAGTTCGGTACTAACCCATGCAGCGAGATCATCCTTAGACCTTATCAGTTCTGCAACCTATCAGAGGTTATCGTTAGACCAGACGATACAGAGGATACCCTTGTAGAAAAGGTAAGGGTTGCTACAATCTTAGGAACGCTTCAATCCACCATGACTGACTTCCGTTACCTACGTAACATCTGGAAAAAGAACACAGAGGAAGAAGCTCTTCTAGGGGTGTCTATGACCGGCATCATGGATTGTAATCTTACTAACGGATCAACAGGTGAAGAGGCTTTAGGCAAGCTCCTACGAAGGCTCAGAGACGTTGCTGTGTTTGTTAACGGGGAGTGGGCAAAGAAGCTAGGAGTTAATCCATCAGTTGCTATCACTTGTGTTAAGCCTTCAGGGACTGTTTCACAGTTAACTGACAGTGCCAGTGGTATTCATCCACGCTTCAGTGAGTATTATATTAGAACTGTAAGAGCTGATAAGAAAGATCCTCTTGCTACAGCAATGATTGACAAGGGCTTTCCTCACGAAGAAGACGTAATGAATAACTCTAACTGGGTATTCAGCTTTCCTCAAAAGGCTCCTAACAAAGCGATAACAGTAGAAAGCATGGGCGCTATGGAGCAGTTAAAGCTTTGGAAGATCTATCAAGATAACTGGTGCGAGCATAAGCCCTCTATGACTTGCTACTATAACGACAACAACTTCTATGCTGTGTGTCAGTGGATCTGGGAAAACTTTGATAGCGTCAGCGGCATTAGCTTTCTTCCTGAAGCAGAGCACGTATATAAGCAAGCTCCGTACCAGAAGATAGATAAGGATACGTATCAAAAGCTTTTAAAAGAAATGCCTAAAGATATGGAGTGGGATATTGAAGAGCTAGATGATAACACTGAAGGCGCTCAGACACTTGCTTGTGTTGCAGGAGTGTGTGAGATATGAGAGGCAATCTTATTTCCTTTCAGGTTTATTTTGACTCCAAGGGTAACTTAATGACTGAGCTTAGTCAGTTACCTTTGGAGGGCTTGTCCCTTTTTAACGAGGCGGATAGGCCTTATGTCAAAAAGATTTTAAACGAGGCTGGCCTAAAGCTAGAAGGTCTACATGAATACTTACAGAAAGAACTACAGGCGTTATGACATGGAAGAATTATTCTTTACACCCGAAACAAGACTAGCTATGACTCTGCGTGTCAATTCAGAGATTGTCGCAGCCTTAGCCAGCGTTGAGTTGATGGAAGAGAACATTGAGATTATTACAACCCTTCTACATCAGCACTCATCTTTTGTATTAGCAGTATCTCAGAAAGCAGTACAAGCAGAGCGCCTAGATGTGAAGGTGGTTAAGTAATCTTACTTCCTAGACTTAGCTCCTGAACACTTCCAACGCTTACGTGACAAGTTGTTGGGAGTATTAGGATCATTTTGCTTTGCTTTAGATAAACGCTTCTTAATACCTAAGCTCCTCGCACAGTAGCTATCTCCTTTAGAAGTTCCCGGCTTGACTCTAGCTCCACCACCTTTAGCTTTACCAGCCTGTCCATAGCTAACCTTCTTGCCACTAGCAGTTACCTTTACTTTCGCCTTTCCTTTTCTAGGACTTGCCATTTAGAATCTCCTCTTCTTTCTTAGTCATCCAAGACAGTATAAATAATAAAAATGTTACACCGATAAAGCGCATCATACCCTTCTATGCTTTTTAGTTTTCTTTGCAATCTTCTTAGGCTGTGGACTGTGCTGCTTACCAGCCTTAGTATCCTTACGTTTCTTCGCGCTTGTTTTTGAATACTCAGAAGAGCTTAAAGATGCTATAGCCTTCTTAGGAAGATACCGCTCACCTGTTTCGCTAGACTTCTTACCAGACTTAGTACCCCAGTCTTGAGCTGTCCAAGCTTTTAAAGACTTTTGTGGTTTCTTAATAGCCATTACTTATACCCTCCACCTTTAGCTTTATATTGTTTAGCTAACATCTGAGCCTTACGTGCTGACCACTGACCGGCTTTACCGCCTTTAGTTCCAGCTTTTATCTTGTTAAAAAGATTCTTACGCATGGTTGGTTTAGTATAATTACCTGCCGAATTAACTGTAGATTTCTTCTTTGCCATTAGCCGTCCTTCTTGTTCCATAATTCAAATAAGACTTTTATCTTTTCTTTGATAGTCTCAATGTCTCCGTGCATTTTAGCCAGCACAATAACAAGGGTAATAAAACCCATGAACATCGGCCAAGTAGAATTTAAAAATTCCATAGTAGTCATCATTTATCCCTGTGTACATTGTTTTTCTTTTCGTAGGTTCTCATTGCACCTAGACCAAGCATACCCATTAGCACAGGCATCATGGTTTCCAAAGGAACTAAAGGTATAACTATGTCTAACTCAAGTAGCGCCAAAACAAAGTTACTAAACGGGATGGTAATAAAGTTACCAAACATACCTAAGCCACATGTCCAGCCGATAAACGGCCTCCAACCACTTACCATCAGGTTAGAGTTGGCCGCTTCGACCTCATTGATAGCCATCTGTCCTTTAGCAATCTCTAAGGCGTGGTTCTCAGCCATTGTAGCGACTTCATGCGCCAACGCAGCCTTCTGATCTTTGTCTTCTATGAACTTGTCTAGCAACCCCGTAACAGGCCCTATGAGAGCGTTCAAGATAGCCATCTAGTAACTCCATACCCAAGGTCTAGGGCGGTTCTCAGCCCACTCAAGGTCGTCAAGGTGGATGAATCTGTTAGGGCCTTTCTGATTAACACCTATACCTGTCATGCCCATGCTTAGTGCAGCTTCTAAAAGCCTGTGAGCCTGATTACCACCAACAGCAATATCTATGGCGTGTCCAGATTCATGCGCTCCGGGTGTCTTCTTCTTGCGCTCTATAACGTGGTCTTTACAGCGGTAAGCAGATGTAACAGTAAAAGGAAACCCTAGCTCATGGCGTAAGGCTTCTACCTTAACCATAAACTCTTCGTCCATTCCCTGCTCGCCACAGTGTTGACATTTAAGCTCATCCATGCTAAAATATTTATACATTATTTAACTTGCTCCTTAAAGAGTTTAAGACTTTACCACCTTTATTATTTCTGTTTCTTATTTTAGTTATTACTACAGAAACTCCGCTTATCCCTTGTTTATTTGGAACAGTTGAAACTTCAAAAGAATCTCCTAATACATCGGTAACGTACTTACTAAGCTCTTCCTTAGTAAAGCCTTTCTGATAAGATCCTGTAGATGTGGTAAAAGCCAAAGGTTCTTCTTTTACTGTCGTAGCTTTTTTAGAGGCCATACCCGCTTTAGCAGCACCAGCATCCCATGTCTGTATTAAAGCCTTGCCCCCAACCTTCAAAGCGTTTCCTATATTAAAAACAGCTTCTTCTCTTAAACTAGGAGGGAGAACATTAATAACATTAGTACTAATAATTTTACCGTATTTATTTTTAGGAATCTCACTAGGAGACATAAACGTAGGATTAAACTCTTGTTCTGGAAAAGGTTCAAAAGTATCATCTATTTTATTAGCTTTTGCATTTAATCCTTTACCTGCTCCGTAATCTAAAGACCTTCCTTTAACTCCTAACGAGTCTAAGTAAGAAGAAGCTTTTGTAGCTGTTCCAACAGTGTTAGCTCTTTGTGTTGTTTTAGAAGCACTGTTAGCTTTTAAAGCCGCATCTAAATCGTCTCCGCTTTTCTCAACAACATAAGAAGGTGCTTCCTCTCCGTCTTGTAAAGCTTTAGAAAGTTTATCACCTTCTTCAATAAGCTCGTCAGTATTTTTTAAAGGAAGCTCTTCTACTACTTCATCATCAAATAATCTTAAAGCTTTTGTTCCAAGTCTGGTAACAAGACTGCCAGCACCAAAGCCCATACGCTGTAAGGGGTCTTGTTGTACTGAGCCACCTGCTCCAAAGCCCATACGTTGTAATGGATCTTGCCTGTCCTCCTGATCTGTAAAAGCTATACCAGCCTGTTGATCGTAAGGCATACCTGTCATCTTATCGATGCGTTGATCAGGCTCAGGAGGGGCGTTAGGAACGTCTAAGACCTCTCCGCCTTTGTTATAGTCTGGACGATCCTCTAATATAGGAGAGCCTGTAATTCGTTTAGAGTAGCCTATAACCTCTCTACCAAAAGGAAGTTTTTCTGCTACGTTTTTAGCCGCCCCTTCAAAATCACCTTCCTTAATATTATTATAAGATCTTGTAAGACTATCTAAAAACCCATCAGCATAACTTAAAGAAGGAGAAATATTAGAAGAAATAAGCCTGTTACTTGGGGAGCCTAAAGCTCCTACAAGCTTGTCAACATGCCAAGGAAGTATGTTACCACTAAGCTTTAAAGACTCTTTAATATGTTTTGTATCAAGAGCTTCGTGAGATTCTGCATCGCGTCTTTCGTAAGGAGAAGCCCACTCTCGAAGAGACTGAACACCCATATAAACACTACCAAGACCCAAAGCTCTTACAGCTAAAGCACCATCTCCATTTTCTACCCGCCCTACTAAAGCATTCGTCTGAGCTGTTTTAGCTTGTGACCATGACAGAAACTGTCCTAATGATTTAATGTAAGGATTACCTGACTGAGTAAAAAACAACCTATTGCCGTACATAGGTACAATAGCATCTCTGTCAGCCGCTCTTCTTCCAGCCATGTTTAAAACTTTCTGAGCGTCATCAGCGTCAAAAGCTTTAGTCACATCTTCATACTTAGACAACATCTTCAACTCATCTAAAGACTGTATTCCTAGTTCGCTCATTTCTTTTTGAACAGAAGAACTAATCTTGTTTCCTTTTCCTGCTACTTCTTTAGATAAATCAAAAGCTCTTCTTACTCCTACGTCATAAGCAAAGCCTCTAGCTACTCTTGTAATTCTTGGAAGCTGTACAATATTAAAAAACTTTCTATTCCACGTATCTAAAGCGCCTTGAACAGAATCAAAAGGATCAGTACCATGAGCCATCATTGCCGAATATTCTCTTTCAAAAGACTTATCGTACTTAAAACCAGACTTAGAAGAGAAGGATTCTCCCGGCTGTACTCTAGACATAATGCTTTTAATTGCTGGCATAACACCACTGTTTTGTATAGGCTGAACAAGATCACCCAGAGCTGAGATACTTACTCTAGTCAACATTGTAGTATTAGCCAAGGTTGTAACTAAAGCCATGCCTGTAACACCCATACTATTTGAGTTAGGAACAGCTCCGTGAACGCCCCAAAAAATCTCAGCCATGCCTTTTAAGTTCTTTATATAGGTAGCCTCAAACTTAGCAGAGTCTCCTGTAGCATTCTTAAAAGCTCTTGTAGTGTCATCTAAAGCCCTGTTAAAAAGCTCTCCATTCGCACCTATTGTATTAGCCCACGAACGCATCTTAATAGCTCTGTCTGCGTACTGCATAGAGATAGCAGTAGAGTCTAAATTAAGCCAGCCTTTCTCAGCCATAAAAGAAGTAGCTTCTACATCAGTAAGAACCCTGTGCTTTTCAAAGTTACTGGCAAGCGGTCTAAATCTTCCGTCAGGCCCAAAAATACTTAAACTTTCATAAGTGTTTTTAGCACCCTGTGCTCTAGGAACTCCCCTAATGTTATCTACAAATCTGGAAGCAGCCTTATCAATAGCATCATCAGTAGGCATTGTTTTTCTTAAACCCGCTGATACTTTGTTTTTAGCTTGAATTTCTAAAGCAGTTCTAACATCTTTAAGAAAAGACTTTTCTCCCCCTTTACGAATAAACTTAAAATCCCAAAGCTGTGCTAATCCATAATTCTCAATATCAGTAAACTCTATTCCCGCCTCACGCATCGTACCTTTTAGTTTACCGTTTGCTTGAGCAACAAGAGGAACAATTCTTTTAACTTCAGAAACATCTTCCGCAGTGAGTCCATTGTTTTTAAAAAGTCCACTGATTCCAGCATAGCCTTCCTCAATTTCATCGATACCTCTCCAGCCTCTTAGTACCTCTGTAACAGTTTTTACAACTTTCTGATTTTCAAAAGAGTCTCCGTACATTCTAGCCATATTTCCTACGTACTCAGCAGAGTCATTCAAGAAAATAGTTTCTACGCCGTTAGTAGCTCCTCCCGGTTTTTGAAATATAAGATTAGAAAGAACCTTGTTCCAGCCTCCCAAAGCATCAGACTTGGTTGCCACTGTACCTGCGCTATGAAACTTTACAGCCGTGTTTACATTCTGCTGTGCGGCTTCACCTAAAGCCAATTTAGCTGTGTCTAAGTCTAAGGCAGTCAAGTTCATCTTTTGTATAACTTTTTGATACTGTCCAAGAGCAGCACCTGCTCCAATAAGACCAACCATTAACGCAGTGTCATCCTCATCTCCGATAAAACCGGAAGAAACGTACCCGCCTATGCCACCTATAATAGGTCTTGTAGGCTCAAAGATTAAAGACTTTATTATATTATCTGTTAGCTTGTTATTTTTATTTAAATCTTCCAAAACATTACCAGCTAAATCTACTCTAGCCGTTGCGGCTTTAATGTGTCCACCATAAAAATTATCTTTAGCAGAGGATATCTTAGTCTGAATAGAATCAACTTGATTTAACAATCTATTTCTATAGTCTTTAGCACCCTTAGCACCTTTTTTAGGTTGAGATTCTGCTTGAGTCCTAAAAAAGTTTATCTGCTCATCTATTTCTTTTAAAGACGGTAAAGGCTTTCCTTGGTCTTGAGCTTCTTTAATAAGATCTTTTCTTTCCTTTTCAGATTTTTTAAGAAGATCCTCTGCGCGTACTTCTGATTTCTGCAAAGCTTTTAGATCAGCAAGAACACTTTCTAACTGTTTAATAGGTTCATAACGCATAGTTAAATTTGTACCAGTTGCTGTAGCTTCTGGTATAGCTGCTATCCTAGACTCCACAGTAACAACTCTTCTTGTAGCCTCTTCAACAGCAGAGGCTTCTTCGTTGGTAAGAGCGGTAACAATTACTCTAGGTTTCTGACCTGCCTCCGTAGAACCCCGTACACGTACTCTTTCTTTAGCCTGTTGCGTCTGAACAGTGGGAGCTTCAATAGAAACTCTTTCTGTAGCTGTTGGAGAAGAACCCACCTCGTCAAAAGCTTCTGAAACCCTTTTGTCTATAGGCTGTTTATTCCTAACCTTAGACGCTAAGTGTCCACTTAATGCACCTAGTGAACCGCCTAACACAGTAGCAGCTCCTACGTTTATAGGATTGATTTCACCGTAAACAAGCTGATCTCGAAGAGCAGCATCTGTAGCATTAAAGCCAGCACCCGCTGCTGCACCTGCTAACTTACCTGCCTTAGCAACCTTTAACCACGGAAACAACCATGTAACAGGGTCGGCAACAGCAACGCCTAAACGACCTGTTAGCTCCGCAGCTCCTTCTTTAGCTTCAGAAATACCTTTAAACTTTGGATACTCTTTAAAAATATCACGCTGCCTTTCATCCTCTACCCTAGATAAAGCAGTATCATAGCTTACATCGTCTGTAATAGAGTCGTATAAAGCTTCTCCGTACCTAAACAGATTACCTGTTAGAGTCGTTTCTTGAGCAGCCCCGTAAGCAATTTTTTCAGCCGTTGCTAGTTGATCATAGTTATCTTCGTTGTCTAGCATTAACTGACGTTGAGCGTTAGCACGTTGCATTATTTCTTCTTCAGAAAATAAATCCATATCTTAATCCTTAAACAGATAATAAAGCTAATACTTGATTTGCTAACTCTTTACCATAAGAAGACGTTAAAGTTTTTTTCAAATCTTTATCTGAAATAGCATTTAGATTACGAAGCTGTTTAACTTCTTCAGCTATTTGACGAGCTTCAACAGGCATTGCATCCAACGCAGAACTAATTTCATCCTGAACAGGACTTTTATTTTTTATACTATCAGCTTTTAAAGGTACTGACTGTCCTAGTATTCCTAAGAGTGTTTTAATTTGATCCTCTTCAGGGTCTATTAATTTCTTAGGAGCATTGTCTTGTAAAATCGTTAACACTTTTTGTAGCTGTTCATCAGTAGGATCAACAAGTCCACTCATAACCTCACGTACCTGAGAACGACTTAGATCTGCTCCTAGTTGCTCTTTTACTTCAGTTTTCATTTTACTTACCACACCCCTTCCTTCCTTAGTGGCAACAGAAGGAACGTCAAAAGAGTTAACAATTTCTTGAGCTTCAATAGATAAAGAACTTTGATCTGCAATAGAAGAAGTAGGCTTACGACTGTCTGAAAATCCCTTGTTCCTTTCAATATCATAAAGAAGACCTTGCTGCCTATCTGATGGCGTTGCAGGTGCTTCTAATAAGCTAGAGGTTTCCTCAAGAGGAATAGGTTCAAGAGCAGAAGTAGCCGTAATAGAAGGAACATCCGACTTAGATTTAGGAAGAAACGATCTTCGAGCATCGCCTATAGTAGGATCTAACGCTTCTATCCAAGAACCCACATCTACAGGATCAGGAGTTCCTCCTAAAAAGGTGCTTTTAGAAGCCATTCTTCTAAAATTTTCTCTAGTGTTTTCACTACGATACCTCCCATCCACCATTTTTATTAGCGTGTCTAGCCCTGAACCCGGAACTATATTACTACCACTTTCTGTTTTAGGAGTAGTGTAATTTGATACATCAACACCACTTCTTTCATAAGCAGCAATACGCTTTTCTTGTTCGGCTCCAGATAAAGACTCTATTTGATCTATATCTACCTGTTCTAAAGGTACAATAATATTTACGTCTCTAGAAGACGGTCTACCAGAGCTAACATCCCTTGATAACTGCTGAACGCGGCGGCGGCTTTCTGGACTAACATCTTGTTGCCAAACAGATGTATAATCAAAACCACTATCAGCTAAAGCACCAGTATATTTAACGTCCGTAACGCTTGACCAGCCTAACAGATTTGTTTCTTTCTTACCGCCTGTAAAGTCCAAAGAGTTTAGAGCTGAAGTAGCACCCTGCATAATTATACCTAATTGATCAGAAGGGCTAGTTCTTTGTATGTAGCTTTCTTGATCATCAACAGACATACTATCGTAATGCCTTGCAAAATTTAGCTGCGCTGAAGTAACAGCAGATCCCGTAAGAGCCGCCCACTTAGCATCTACTTTTGTTTTAATAGCAGAAGAGGCTTTATTATAACCGTCAGAAGCCCCAAACTGTTCTGCTACATTGTCTTTAAACGCAACTTTAGTAGCTTGAATAAGAGGATTTGTAGCTAAACTTTCTTCAAGAGTGTTACGTTGACTGACATTAATCTTTAATCCAAAAAGATCCAGCTCATCCCCAAGATGTTGAATAACTTGCTGCTGCCGTGGCGCTCTGCTTTTAGGGTCTTTTGCTTTAAGATTTCTATAAGCCCTTATAACAGATTTAGATGCTGTTCCTTGGTTGACTGCTATTACAAAAGCTTTATGATCTTGCTCACCAGCCCACCAGTTTTGTAATATTGGGTCTTTGCTTTGAGAAAGCATTTCTATTTTATTTTCTAACTTAGACACACTTAAACCTGCTTTAGAAGCTTCTAAAAGCTCTGAAGTTTCATCATCATCTAAGCCTAAACCCTGCCTAGCAACCATAATGGCTCTTTCTTTTTCTTGTTGGGTAGGGCCTTTAAAAGCTTCTAAAGGTGAAGTACCTGTTAATGTTCTCTTTAAACCCCTAAAAAATCCTCCTACTGGGCCAGAAGCGTAAGGAGTTGACTTTGCTAAAATATCGGTTACATCTTGACCTTTTTTAAAAGCAGCTACCGCATCTCTTCCTGACACATATTGATTATTTTCTTCTGTAGCTCTTTCTTTTATACTATTATTTAAACTTGCTCTATATTGATTATACATAACTGCAACTTCAGAATCTTTAAGATCTTGCTCTGTGTAACCTTGATCCATGAAAAACTGTCGAGAGCTTTCATCTGCTTCTTTTGTAAGCTTATCAAAATGGTATTCATAAGAGTCACCTTGAAAGTCAGTATCTATTTTTTTCCCAATCAGACCATATCTTTCTTGTTGTTTTTTGATAGCTTTTAAATCTTTTTTAAGTAAACGTCCTTGTTCAGTTTTCAAAAGTTTTTCTACAGGTTTTTCAAAAGGAGCAGAGATAAGATTAGACACGCCTTTTGCCAGCTCTTGTCCTAAAGGAGCAATAACATACCCAAGAAGTTGATCTCTTCTTGCTCGCTTTCTATACTCCTCTTCTTCCTTACGCCTACGGTTATACTCAGCAGTAGTACCAGCTCCTAAAATAGAATAAGCTTTATACAGGTCATTGTTCTCAGCCATTTACTTTTCTCCTAACAAAGAACGCTGCTTAGGCGGTTCTACTTTATCTAGCTTGTTTGCAAGCTCAACAGGAAATTCATCATCCATCTGAGGCTTTTGAATTGTGCTTAGTTTTTGATCCATAACAGAAGGCTGTGGAGCATCAGAGTCTTCGTCATCCTCGTCTTCGTCTTCGTCATCTTCTGCAATAATAAAATCTACGTCAGCTCTTTCTGCTAGTGCAGCTATCATATAAGCAAGCGGTTCAGCAATCAGTATCATCATATCAGGATTAAACAGTCCGTCCTGAAAGCCTTGGAATAACAAAACCTTCACGATGTCCATAACTGGTATACCCTCTTCAAGAGAGTCTAAAACACTTATATAAGTTTCTTCTTCTGTAAGCATCTCAAAATAGTTTTCTAAAACATCTGTCCTGTTAGTAAACTGCGGAGGTTTTTCAAAAGGAGCAGGGCTTTCTGGATCTCTTGTTAAAGACTGTCCGGGTATAGCTCTATTAAAAGATGTACCAACTTTAAAGAAAGCATCGTCTATTGCTTGATCTGCCATGCTTAACCCCCTTGCCCTGCGTAACGCTGCATATAACTATTATAAAAATCAATACCGCCGTAAGCACCCTGTGGATCAGTATTGAAGACCGCCATATTCTGCTGTGCAAAAGATTCAAAGCTCATAGGAGCAGCGCTTTCTTGTTGGCTCCGAGCGTAACCAGATTGATAAGCAGAGGGGTTGTTTGCTCTCCAAGATAGGCCTTGATCATATTCTTCAGGGCCTAGACCAACAAGATTAGACAAACCTTCTTTAAATGTGCTTTTTACTATACTACCGGGAGCTGCTAACAGGCTGTCTACAGCATAGTCTTTTACCTTACCCGGAGCAGCTTTTAAAGCACCACCTATAGTTTGCTCACCTGTCACCCTTTCAACGCCTCTAGAAAACCAGCTTTGGTCTTCAGCTACTTCTGCTGTAGGAGATATTCCAACAGAGGTAGAATTAGGGAATGTTGCTTTTACTGGGTCTATTAAACCTTTATCAGTATTTATATTATCAATACGATTACCGTTAGCATCAATTTTAAAACTCTTATCAGCCGCTGTTTTTTGCTGCTCTTTTATTTTGTTTCCAACGTCTTCTTTAATACTTTCTAACTCTTTATTATCTTGTACTTTAATATCAAAAGCTGATTTTTCACCGGCAGTCATTATGCCTCTGTCAGCAAAGTCTGCTGTAGTAGAGTTCCAAAAGTTGCTTGCTTGATCTCCAAGCTTTGCAAAACTATCAGTAAGCCTACCGCCAAAGCCTTGTTGTCCAAAAGCTTGACTAAGAGTTTGATTAGTCCCTATTCCTAGCTTACCACCAACATACTTAGCAGTAGTCCCGATAAAGTCAGTAACAGCTCCTGTAACAGTTTTAAAACCTGTTGCAATTGTCTTAGCAAATGTACCAGCTTTACCTAGTACCCAGCCAGCAGCCTTACCTATAGACCCTAACGCTCCTCCTGCTAAGGCAGAAGTAGCAGTTCCGAATCCTGCCATTAAAGCATTACCTATCCCCGGAAGAATAAAAGCCATAGCAATCTGACCGACAATGCCGATCTTATTCATAAACTTTCCAACTTTTTTAAATACGGATTTAACAGTTTTGCCAATCTTTTTCCAAACCTTGCCAACAGTTTTCTTCCATAATTTTTTAAAAAACCCCATCTATACTTCTCCTATAGTAATACTAAGTACCAGTAACTTTCTTTAAAAGCCTGAAAATTTCTTCTCTTTTATTAGCCATATTTTTATCAGTCATAAAAGCCTCGTTAGAAAGCGCTGACTGAACAACAGTTACAAGCCTATCGTCTTGTGCCATGTCTGTCCTAAAAATTCTATCTGCATCATCTCTTAAACCTTGCCACATTTGAGTCTGCTCTGTAATATCCATCTGAAACTCAAAACCTGCTTGTTGTTGATTAGCTGCATTTTGAGCAGCAGTATTTGCCGTGTTAAGACCACGCCGCCACGTTAAATCTGCCTGTTGGATTGCTTGTGCATTAGCTGCGTTCCACTGTTCAGCTTTAAAGTCTTGATCAGAGTTAAACTGCTTAACCTGCGTAGCAATCTGAGTGTTAAACTTTTCAGCCTCTAAAGCGTTACCAGCGTCCATTGCAGCCATCCTGTTTTTTTCTGCTGCATTAAACTGAGTCATAGCATTTTGTTGTGAAGTATTAAACTGGTTTGCGTTCTGACCTAGCGTAGCCATAAACTGATTTGTTTGATTTTCAGATGTAGCATTAAACTGCTTAGAAGCGTTAGTAGCAGATTGGTTAGACAACAAAGTCTGTTGATCCATTTGAGCATTCATCATATTAGCTTGTTGCTCGTTACTTAGGTTAGCCATATCCATTGCTAAAAAGCTTTTAGAGTTTTCAATGTTTACCTTAGTTACTGCATCAGCATTAGCTAAATCCATAGCTGCATTAGCCGTAGCATTCTGCATCATTGCTTGCTGCCTGTTGTCCAAATCTTTAACAGTCATTGTTTGCATAAATTGACTATTAGCTATTTCCGTTTGCTGATTAGCGTCAAACTGTTTCATGTCCATGTTAGCGTCTATCTGAGCATTGAACATTGCAGCGTCTTGCTTGTTAGATAAATTAGCAAGACCCATTTGCTGCGCAAGCTGCGCGTTAGTCTGTGCGGCTGACATTTTCTTTTCAAACTTTTGAAGCTCTACCATATTTTCAGCAGACATAGATTCTGAATCAGCTTGGTTCTGAGCTGTCAGATTTGCCAAGCTCATTTTTTCTTTAGCATTTAGCTTTGCTGCCTGTGCATTTAATCTTAAATCTTCGTTTTTACTCATAACATCAACATAAGTAACGTATTCTTGCAGCTTCATACGATTAGCTTCAGTCATATTAGCAGAATCTGTAGCTGCTCTTTCGGCTAAATTAGCCATTTCCATTTGTTGTTCGTTATTAAGATTAGCAAGATCCATCTGCTGTGCAAGGCTTGCATTAGTCTTTTTAAAGTCTACAAGAGTTTGTAAATTAGTAAGACGTTCTTGATTTTCAGAATTCATTGTATCTTTAGCTGCTGCATTCTGCTCGCTAAGATTAGTTAATTCCATTCGCAAACTAGAATCTAAATTAGCTTTTTCCATGTCCTGATCAAGTTCAGCTTGACGCATGATACGATTAATTTTAGCGTTATAACCAGCTAATCTTGCTTGTTGATCTGCATCTAAATTCTTACCTGCTGCAGCGTTAAGGGCTTCTAAGTTAGCTAAATCTGAACGGCTTCCTGCATCTAAATTAGCTAAAGCTGTTTGTTGCCTTTGCGAAGATTCCTGAGAAGCTTTCTGTTGAGCATTCTGAACATTCTGCTGCCTTACCTGTTGCTGTTGATCAGCCGTAGTAATTGTAGCTTGCTGCTTAAACTGGCTTTGTTGTACTTTTATCTGCTGTGCCATGTCAGCAGTCTGAGAAGCCGCTGTCTGCTTATTAGATAAGTTAGCCATTCTAACAGTCATAGTATTCTGAGCAGAAGCTAAGTTAGCCTGTTGCTCATTACTTAGGTTTTGAGCTGCTCGCTGCTGAAGGGCCTGTGCGTTGCTCTGAGCCATAGGTAGAGCACTTTGAATAATAGCATTAAACAAAGCATCACGGCCTACTGTGGACGCTGAGAGGCCTCTCTGAGCCATTTGCTGCTCTATGGCTGCTACCGCTGGTCTAGCCCATGCAGGAGTCTTACCGTCTTCCATACCTGCTAAGAGGTTTTCCATCTGTGTAGATACAAGAGCCTCTTCTGGTAAAGCAGCAACAGCCGCTATAACTTCAAGGTTTTCGCCTTTATCTATCTGAGCTTCTACTGTAGCGGGGTCTTCAGCTATTGCTGCAGTTACTTCAGGAGGAATATTACCAACAACAGCCATCATATCAGACGCTGCTGCTTTACGTTCTTCGCCTGTAATAGCTTGCATTTGAGCAGCAGCCATAGTAGGAATACCACCAATTTGAGAAGCATCACCCTGTGGAGCAGTGCCTGTAATCGCTTCACGGCCTTCAAAGTCTACCGAAGGTGCGTCTCCTAATTGCGTAGCTACTTTTGTTTTAGCTTCGCCTACTTGAGCTTCTCTTTTTTTAGCTAAAGCAAACTCAGGTATCTTTTCAAGATCAACACCTTCTTCAGATATAATATCTAAAATTTCTTTCTGTTTTCTATTTGAAATAGTGTTAGCAATTCTTGAAGCCGCTACAGGATCTTCAGCATTTATAACTTTAAAGCGTTCATCAGTTGTTACACCTTCAGCATAATCTTTCGCTTCTGGCCTTTGAGCAGCCGTAGCTAAAGCCTCTTTTTCTTGTGCTGCATCTCTTCCAACCGCTTCAGCGCCTTGGGTTAATGTAGCTACACCAGCTTTAGCAGCGTCATCAAAAGTACCATCCGTAGCTGCTTCAGCTCTAGTACGGTCTTCGTCGCTTATTACATCAGCAGTAATAGTTTTAGCCGTTACTTTATCTTGATCAGCAGCCGTTTTAGCCGTACCTTGTTCAACAGTAGTCGTACCGGCTGTAACATCTGTAGGATCAGCTATCTTATCCCTGTCCTCGCCTGTTGCTAGTTGTTGTATATCTTCTTCTGAAGTTTTTAAAGAAGGGTCATCGCTTTGGAAATCAGCTACGGTTCTACCACCAGCCATGTTTGCCATTTCCTGTGGAGTTTTTTGAAAAGTATTTCCAAGGCTATCAACAACAGAGTAGCTACCTGTCTCAGGATTATAAGTAGCTGACATAGAGCCTTCTTTAAAAGCTTGAGTTTCCATTAAAGCTGCATCTAATTGTTTGTAGTCAAAAACTTGACCAGCTTTAACAATCTCAGCTTTAGGCGGAACATAGTCTGCTCTTTGTTGCTTTAACTCTTCTTTCTTTTCTTCAAGCTCTTCAGTAGTTACCAACTCGCTATCACTACCACTACCACCACCAGTATCGCCCTTAGAAGCTTGCCAAGCTTTTAAAGCCTCTCTATATGCTTCATTACCTTCTTTGCCTCTTCCATAATTTTCTCTTTCAGGCATCCCAGAAAGATCTTCATCAATATTAAAGTCAGTACCAACACCAGCAGACTGAGCCATAAGAGCCGTTCCAGCGTTTTGAGCTTGCGGGATATTTGCAGCCTTTCTAGCGTTTTGCTGTAGCCGTTCTTTAATAGATTTATCAGAGTTTTCTAAGTCGTTAAAAGATACGGCTTCTGTTCCTTCTGTACCGCCTAATTCTTTATAAGACTTTGTAGATTGTTGGCCTAACCCTGTACTCTCGCCTGTCCGTTGTTGCGGAAGAAAATCAAAACCTCCACTCATTTGTTGAAAGCCTTTACTATCATCTGTTTGTTTAGAGTCTTTCGTGAATATAGGATTAGAAGTTTTAGCTGTCTGAGTAGACTTTTTAGGGGCAACGCCTAATTGCTCTTCTAGCTCTTTTCTACCGCCACGGCGAGCATTAACACGGCCACCAGTATTAAACTTTTTCTTTAAAGCGTTAAGAGCCTTGCCTTTCTTTTTTTCATCAGTCATAATATCTACTCTTCATTTTTTTTAAAAAGTTTCTGGACAGTTTCTGTTTCTGAGATCCTAATACAAGTCCAAATAATAGTTGCTAAAGCAGCTAAAGGTGGCAACCAACCAGCCAACGTACCTACTGTGCCACCCACAGCTATTGCATCTACCACTGCTTTAGTCTCCTGTTCCACTATTTTTTAGCCTTTCCAATTACTAGTGCAAAAACCTCTAAAAACTTATATAGCTTACCTACTATTTTATCATCTTTTGGCGTAGGTGTCAAGGCCGTAATGGCGCTACAAGCTGTTACAAGAGCTGTTAAAGCATTTATATAATCTAGTGCATTAGTCATTACCACGGTACTCCTGACGCTTGCGTTGGGTTTTTCTGGAGGTCAATGTTAGCCTGTAGGCTTGCCTCAATAGCGTCTTTATCTACGTCGTTAGCCCAACACCAATCTAAAACATTAGCTTCTGTAACGTCTGAGTAGGCTACAAAACCTTCTGCAGATGCGTCAGGCTCAAAGCTACATGTACCATAACTGGAAGCTGAGTAGGTCACAGCGTCATCTCCAGTGCCTACAGTCTCTAACTCAGATACACGCCAGTGAGCTATTAATACTCCACCGTCTGCAGTTGCTCTTTCTAGTGTACTAATTTTCCATACTGTTGCCATGTTGTTACTCCTGTTAAATTGCTGCGATAATGAAGGCTAAAAGTTCTGAATAACGCACACCCATGCGGCTACGTTCTTCACCAGTTTCTTCGTCTGTCCAAGTGCTGTTGATAAACATTGCGTAGTCATCAGCGTCTAAACCTTCAGCTTCAAATGCAGACTGTAAGTCCTGTGCAATGATTCCAAAGTGTGTGCGAGCTTCGTCGCCTTTTTCAGCTACTGAATTCTTCCAGCGGAACTTACGCAGTAACCCTTTAGCGGCTACGGCTACGCGTTGTTCTGCGTCAGAAAGTTCTGCAATGTCCTGCTTCTCATTACGGTCAGATGTTTGGATAGTTCCGTTGGTGGCGTAGATGTCGTCAAAACGAGCAGCAGTGTTGCCTAAATCAATAATATTATCTAAATTACCTCCTGTGGCTGTACAGGGTCTAATTGATGATCGGTCAATAAATCTAAGCCCAGCGTGTGTGCCTGATACTGAACCGCCAGATATAAAAAAGTATGCGTTTGTGTTTGCAAGTTTGCCCACAACTGCGCCGTCTTTGCGTAATTGCAAAATATCTCCATTTTCACCTGTATTATTCACCAACATTGCAGGGTCTGTCGTTGTCGTAGATTGTTTAGCGCAATGTATACTGCCGTTAGGAAATAAGTTAATGCCACCGCCACTTGTATTGTTATAAAGCGTAGAGTCAGTAGTACCTATCAACACTATCGCACTGGCAGCAATGGTCATCGCCCTTGTAAAACTTATATCGTTACCCGCAGTACCTGATGCCGCTACGTTGAATCTGTGTTCGCCATCGTACTGCCCATAACCTGAGGCAAAATCAGTTTCTTTGTAGACAAAATTCCCAGCAGAGTTTCTAAAGGCGTTGTTCAATATGTTAGAAGCATTCGCGCCACTTACGGCGAAGTCTTCAAGTGCCAATGACCCAATCTGAAGAGCAGTAGAACTGCTTGACCAAGCACTTGGAGCCGTGTTAATACCCACGTTGCCTGTCACATCAACAGTCAAATAATCATTAGTCCCAAGAGCAGAGTGTTCGCTGAGTTTAAACTTGTCGGCATCACTATCATCAACACCAAGTGACCAGTGCTGCGCATTGTTAGTCAGGAAGTTAATGTACGGGTCTGCGCCGCCTTCGCCTTCTATCTGTACGGTTGCGTTTCCTGCGCCAGTGCCAAAAATAGATAATTTATGTGCGGGGCTAATCCCGATACCCACGTTGCCACTTGCATCAATGCGTAAACGCTCGCTTGGAGTTGCACCAGTTAAAAACGTAATGGGCGCACCGCTTCCGTGCTTTGCATAAACTTGAAGCTCTGGAGTCTCTTTAGCTACTAAGCCCATTTCATACGTTGAGCCATCGCCAAATCTCATGCCAATAAAACGACTAACCCCAGAAGCCCACGTTGTATTGATGTCCCCCGTAACTTCTAGCTTATTCGCCGCATTAAGGCTCGCCGTCCCAATACCCACATTTTCACTGCTATCAATTGTAATAGCCGTAGCATTACTATTATCTACAATACCCGGAGTGCTGGATAACTCTATAGGGATTTCTGTTAAAGCCATTGGCTATTCTCCTTTAGGCTGTAAAAGCTTCAGCAGCAGAGATAGCTGCATTAACTG